AGACTCTAGACCTACCTTCGCACCAGCGATGGCATTCTCTACCTTGTCCTCTACCCACAGACATCCTGTGTCGCGGTAGAACTCCAACTTTTCGTCTTTGTCCGCTCCCGTGTCGAGATAAACATACTTCTCGAAGACGGTTGGACCAAATAGTTCTTGGAGATTTTTGGTGCGCAGATGTTGCGCGTATTCGTCGTTACTTAAAGAAGTGATTGCGTGAAAAACGTAACCTTGTTCTTCGTGCAACTTACGAACGTACTTGATTGCATCACGAAGTGGCGGGATCTTTCGGATCGTCGCACTCTCGTTGAACATGCGACATAATCGTCGCTTCTCGTTGCGTTCCAGACCATACATGACACCTACGTCATACACGTCTGGACTCTTCATAACATATCCGTGACGTTTCATCCACTGTTGGAAAGCATATCCCCAGTCTAACAAAACACCATCACAATCAACAAGTATTACTTTATCCCTCACGGGGCGACTCCTTCCTCTCTGACATTTTGCATAATATCATAAACCTCACGGTATGTCAAGCCCTCATCGTATAAGGCAACTTGCATGTTTGCCCAGTCGGGTGCATACTCGCACTGATAAATGTAGTGAGTGACGATGTCGTCGATTTTAACTTGGATTTCTTTGGTCATACCACCTTGCCCTCTCGTATAAATTTATCGGCGTACCACTCTAAATCGTGGCGATTTTCACCGAATTTCACAGCTACTGATAGACCGTCTTGATACATCACTAGACGATATTCATATTTGTCGGTTGGTGCCTCATCGACTACCGCACGACGACCATGTTTATGGTTTACCGCTTCGTACATCTAGTTCGCCCATGCATTCACATGCGCAAACTCATCTGCCTTGTCGATGAATCGATCATAGTTATCACCTAACTGAGTCATTACAACCGCGTCAGCGTCAGTATCGATCATATACAGGACATATGTTCGTTTAGAACCTTCTAGGGCTTTGCGTATCTCAGACGCAATACCTAGTTCGGCGTTTTCAACTCGATAAAGTGTTTCCATTTCTAATCTCCGTTCTCTCACTTCCAAGTCTATACTATACATGAGAGTGGAGTGATTGTCAACACTCATTTTAAAAATATGTTGGTATTATTCACAAAAAACTCCTATGGGAATAATGCTCTAGTGAATTTGGTTTCGTCGCCTTCTCGTTGCGTATTGTATCTACGATCGTTCCAGTGGCGTACCATGTCTACTTTCCATTCACCACCAGTGTAGTGACAGAAACGTGCCTTTTGGAAGAACTCTTCTTCCGATGCATAGTGGGGGGAGTCGTTCCACGTCTGGTCGATGGTTTCGATATCGAAATCGTGTTTCATCAACTGCGCGGAGATGTAAGGTTGGTCATTCATGATGGACATGTGGAAGTCGCCAGAGTAACACCACTCTTCCCAAGGTAGGAACAGTTCACGTGCACGTAGACGCGCTTCTTTGGTCCATAGGACCACACCCGTGTTCATGATGGTTATCTTAGAGGGACGATTGGGCGGCATCACTGGGACGATTGGGCAGTCGTGTAGGGAGAACTTACGACAGAAGTTGTCGTAGGTGTCGCCGGGCCCATCCCATGAATTGTAACCACCGCCGGAGGCAGTAACGAAATCTGATTCTAAGACACCATAGACATCCGCACCGGACTCCATGAGATCAAAGATATTTTCGTCAGTGTTGACCACGATGTCTGTGTCTGCAAACAACAGGTTGTCGTATTGGTCAAAAATAGGGTCTAACCAGACACGTGCGCACTCGTGCAGTAAGGATGTCGAACATCCGTGACCTTCGGTCGCTACGCGTTTGTTGGAGTAAATGTGTGTTGCATCGATTCGTTCTGCATACTTCTCGAACGACTCGCGTGAGATCTTGGCGACCTCTTCGTAGAGAGAGGAACGAGAACCGTCCCACCCTTTGATACCACCACGTTTGTCGACTTCCTTAGACGTGATCATATACTGAAAGATTACATTTTTAGACATTCTCTAACCTTGTCATAAGTCGTTCGGCACGGTTGCCTACTTGACGGTACCATCTCGAATCGCGACCTTCAACTGCCGCATTCTTATAGTCACCACGTTCTAGGTGACCGTTCATTTTCTTAAACTTACTTAGTCTTGGTCTACCAAGGTTAAACATCATGTTGACCAAGATCTCTTTGACCTCGCCTGGAAAACAAGACCACATGTGTCCGTATAACACACCACACTCTCGCAAGGCGATGTCGAGATCTGATTCGAAGACCTGTGCAACCCTTTCTGGGGAAACTTTCGTTCCGACTGGAGCGCCGTACTCGCCGTCACTTTTCGTGATGAGATGTCCAACACCGAACGTGGGATAGTTGAGATGGTCGAGATAAATCTCATAAACAACTCCTTCATCGATTTTTAACTGTTCAAATACCGCCTGTCTATTCATTTCAAAAACGACTGCGTCTGATTTACCGATGGGCACTATCTTATCTACAAACTTCGCCCACAGCGAACGCATGGTCTCTCCTATAGTTTAACCACTAACGCGGTAAGAATACCCGCGAGAAGAACGTTGGTCATCAACAGTTCTAGTGCTAGGATTGTGTGGTACCAGATCCAACGCGTCTTATATGCGTTGTCAACCGAAATGTCTTGTGGATCTGGATCATTATCTACCTTATTCACCTTCGCATGTTGAAACCACTTTGAAAAAAGCATGATCTTCCCTATACGTTAATTGTATTGTCCTTACCGGACGTTTCTTTTATTTCTTTTAATTTTTCGGACCAATCTCGACCCGCAAGAGAATGCGCATCTCTGGTCCCTGATACTAATTTAGGGGCGGAAGACGCACTGTGATGTCGTTCGTATTCCGGATGATCAGCCTTCCACTGATCGTATTCGGATATCCGGAGAATCACGTCAATGACTTCTCCGGTATCCTTGTTTTTAAACTCATACTGTGGCATTATATTTCCATTACCAAGATTTGATCACGTCACTACGACAGGAGTCTCACGGTCGCACCTGAAGAGATAGTCACCTCCTATCGAAATTGTTGAAAAGCGGAACGGACAGAGTTTGAATAATTATTCACTCTCGTTCGATTACTCGTATACTTTCCTCGATTGCGTTGGTTCAACTTTTGTCTCGACATGGTGTTTCTCCTTAATGTTAGTGTAATGTGTCGAATTGTTTGAGTGTTATCACTCGACGATCAAGTCTGGAAATGCCTCCTGTACTAGTTTCTTGGTTATATAACGACATGGTGCCTTCTTGGCAACCATCTTCAAGACCAACTCCGCGTCCTCCGGATGGATGGATTCGAGTAGGCCAATGAACTTGTTCTCCCTTTTAAAATCAGGCAGGCGATCGCCCGAACCACCTTGGACGAACCATCCAAAGTCTCTATGCATTTTATTGAGGGATGAAGGAACCGATTGTGGTTCATTTGGGGTAAAAGGTGGGCGTCCTTCGGGAATATTAAACACCAAAGATTCGTCAAACGAACCGCGAAGAATATCACGGAACGCCCAGTTGTCTGAGTATTTTTTCAGGACATCGAGTCGCCCATCGCGACCGTCTGCCTTTTTGAATTCTTCGAAAATTTCGAAAACTTCTCTACGGTAATTCGTAATCATGTTATGCCTTCTCAATTTGATAACAGACGTATCGTTTCCTCTCTATGAGTATTTCTTGTTTCGTGGTACATGCAAACAAGAATTGCCTTAGTCCGATATCATACCTAATAATTGTATTTCGATCTTGTCCAATCTTTCTCTCTAGTTGAGTGATTCGACTATCTTTCTGATCTATCACCTTTATATATTCATCAAGTAACTTAGTTGTGCCACCAATCCAGACCAAAGAGCACAACAAGGCACTAAGTGCCGCTGTATATAAGGTGCGCATACGACTCTCTCCTTTAGTCTATAATTATTTATAGACGGAGAGGTCTCTAATCGGGCAGTTTGTCTACTTTTGTTTTAACAAACGTGCGTCCCTTCGTACTAAACAGACGCGTCACAAACGGGATGAAGGGCGCACCCTCTTTGGTTTGGTAACCGTGAAGGTGCGTGTTTCGTTCGGACGTGTAGTAAATATAATTACTCGCACGTCCATCCCACTCAGTAGTTTCTACAAGTTTGTTATAACTCATGCTGCCACCGCCATTTCGACGGCGAGTTCAGCAGCACGCTTCTTCTTGACTTGGTTTGCACCGTACCATGCAGAAGTCATTCGACCGTCCGCAGTACGACCCAACTGGTGGTCAGTGAGGTAAGTCACAGAGTTGAATGCCTGCCACCATGAACCACGACCGAACTCAGCGCCAGGTTGAGTCTCCAACAACTCGAAGGCCTTCTTAGCGTTTGGTGCGAGATCTTTGTAACCACGTACTTCATCAGCAGGTGACTGTGATGGGAACAGAGAGTTGTAGTACTGAATCAGAGTGTCAGCAGTGAACTGTCGATTGGACAACAACTGTGCCATCTCTTTGTACTGATCGAACTTCTCGTGAGCGAGACCTAGGTGTTCTTTGACCATCTGTGGGTCAAACGCACGTCGGTGATTCACTTTGATACCGTTAGTTGCAGAACCCTTCAGAGCGAGGGATAGAGTGTTCATGCAAGTCACACGAACTGGAGTGAATCGAATGTCGATCGACTTACCATACTCGTGTGGGTTAGAGAACAGAAGATATGAATCGACTTGATCACCCTTCAGGATATCGAACGACTCTTTGATACGAGCCATTGCATAGACGATCTTACCATCTTTGAGTGAACCCGCAGAGTTCATCTCCATGTCACCCGCAGAACAGTAGTCATTGAAGAAAGTGAATGCTTCCTCGTTCTGACAGGGTGACCATGCACCACCCACCTGAGTGAGAACTGCATTATCAGAAGAACGCACCAGCGCCTCCATACCTGTAGGTATCAGATCAACACCCTCTTTAGCAGCATAGGTTGGAACTTTCTCGACCGTCCAGTCGACACCAGCTTTCTGCATCATCTGTATGGGAGTTAGATCATTAGAGACTTCGGTACCAATACCCCAAGGGCATCGACCAACAGTTGCGGAAGTTTCGATTTGCAGTACATTGTTCATAGACATAATATAGATTCCTTATTCAATTGAGTAGCCATTGTATCACATGTTTTCGCAACATGTCAACACTTATTTTAAAAATAATTACAAATAATCTGGGCGGTATTTGTGGTAGAGTTTTACCGACTCATCTTCGAGTCCCATCTTCTTGAGACGACCCATCATAACACGAATCTTTTGAGACTCATCTCTCCCCTTAATGTATGCACGATGGTCATCACTGAAGTGATAGGTCCAATCGTGATTCTGGAGCATACTCTCCAACAATTCCATTTCAGGTCTCATGCCGCAAACTCCGACTTAGGTGAGAATCTAGGGTAGAGTCGGAAATTTCCTAACTCCGTAAGAGTCTGAGTATACGTGATGGGATCCATCAAGCACTTCGCATCAAGGGCATCATAATACACCATAGAATCATTTTCCATTTCTAACCAGAAGAAGTCATCGTTGAAGAAAGAGTTCTCTGATATCTTATGAACCGGAACATTCAGGTTGTTGATGACACGAACGGGAACCTTCAGGAATGACGCTGAAGGATCGGTGATGTAAGTAACTGCATTCGCAGGGTTAGTATTGAAACTCATTACACTGACTCCTTTACTTTCAATTTTTGAGAAGACGTATCGATGATAATGTCACGAACACGTTCACGATCAAGAGAGTCACCATGACCCCAAGTTTCGTGCCGCGTAGTACTAGAACAGATTTCGAGATACTTCATGATTGCACGTTCAACGATAGACACTGACAAACCCTCTACAGGGTACAAACCGTCATAGGCATAAAAGGACAACACATAGTTACGGAATTCAACTAGGTCTGGGTTAGAACGCATTGCAATATAGTTAGTAGTCATAATCAAATCTCTCTTCTCATTAATTTATGTAACCATTATACTTCTTTTGGAAACATATGTCAACACTTAAACGTGACTTATTTTAGGTAATTAGTCACAAACTGGATTTCTCCAGTTTTTCGATTTGAAGTTGAAGCGTGAGGATACGATCCTCGACACGTGCGTTGTCTTCGGGAGACAACTCCCCACGCACCTCACAGAGGCACATCAACTCATTATAAAGGTTACCTACTACCGAATCCATATTATGCCTCCTTAGGCGCAAACAGTTTACCGAAACCTTCGACCAGAAGGTTGTAAGAGTAGATCTCGTATTTCCACTCATGATCAAAACCATAGTCTTCAGACTCGTAGGCATCACGTTCTGCTTTCTCGTAACGCTTCTCAAAACCTTGGAGAGCATCAAGAGTATCTTCAGTACCCATGAAACCTTTGATAATTCGAAGCGCTTGGTTGAAACCAATGTCTGATGATTCCATCTCTTCGCGGTCAAATGAATCTTGGTAAATAATTCGTGCCATGTCTTTTCTCTCTCTATCTCATTAACTTACAAGGTAAGTATAACACGATTTGAAAACGTCTGTCAACACTTATTTTGGAAATAAATGAACTTTTTTTCGGTATTTTGTCACATTTCTGGAAGGTGTTTCGCGTGGATTTTACAACCAATGAAGGCGTTGTAATAGTCGTCGCGTAGGAGTACGTCGTACTCGAATTGGAGTTTTGCCTCGTAGTAGGAACACTCTCCCTTGGTACGGCAGAGTTTGAGGACTTCACGTTTGTAGTTGTCTGCGCCACGGGATGCGACGGCTTCTTTGAGGTCTTGACTCGACCCGTAATACCTGGGCCAGTCAGATTGGACGCGCGTCTTGACACGGCGTTTGCGGGTTTTAGTGACAGGGAGTGTCTTGGGTTTCCAAAAGAACTTCTTACCGATATACTTCATACCAGTGTCAAGTTCGGTGATTTGGTAGACGAACCCTTGGTAGTCTTCTAGGAAGTTCTCTTCGGGTTCGAATATATTGTCTTCATACAACCATGTCATGCAACTATATAGAGTTGCTGTAAACCTCTATGAAATGTGGTTCACCATTGGCGACACTTTTACTCCATTCCTCTGCTGCACCATCGTCCGCCTTATCACTGACGTACTTGTAACATCGGAACTCGACACCTGCATCCTGACAGACTTTGGCAATTGCATATGCCTCCATCTCGACTAGATCTGCTGGGATATCAAGGTTTGGGTCTGCAACGAAATCATCACCTGTACTGCAAGTGAGTCCATTACCTTCTCCAAGAACAACCCCATCTTCAAACGGAGTCTGTCCTAGACTGTAACCCAATCCAGCGCAAGACATGTCTCGTTGTACGAATTGTGTCACTTCGTGGATACCACCATCTACGGTGATACCACCTGCGGTTCCGAAATTCCAAACCACATTCGGTTTGTGTCGTTCTATTAATTTTGCAGCAGTCATTGCCGCATTGACTTTACCGACTCCGGTAAAAAAGACATTGTCCCACTGGGACATTTTTGGCGCCTCTAGTTCTAAGGCAATGAGGATGATGTCGGACATCTTACTTATCATATGTAACCACGCTATAGGTTTTGATTTGTTGACCACGGAGTTTTTCCGTGCCTCCTAGAAACTCTAGGTCGATGACACACCCATAAGATATTCTAGAGACATCGAATGACTGTAACAACTCTGTGATAGCAAGTGCCGTCCCACCTGTCGCACTCACATCATCAATGATGCATACCTGACTGTTCTTGTTTAGTGGTGCAGTCGTTTTGATTTCGAGTGTGCGTGAAGCATACTCGCACTTGTACTTGCGAGACTTCACGGGTGGGGGCAACTTGTTAGGTTTGCGCACGATGTGTAGTGGTATTCCAAGGTAAAGTGCAATAGGCGCTCCCCACAAGAACCCACGCGCATCTGGTGCGACGATGTCCGTATAACCCTTATCTTCCATATGGTTTACAAGGGTACGGACACTCTGTTGAAATGCCTGTGGGTTTTGTAAGAGACTTGTCACATCCTGAAAATTTATGCCAGGTTCTGGCCAGTCTGGGACAGATTGTATCAC